TCCAATCTTTGCTCGCTGTATTTCTGTTGCTGCTTCAATAGGTATTGCATATACTATAGTATTTGGGTGGAAGGTTACATACTTCTTCCCATCAATTGTTGCTTTCTTTAAGTCTGTTTTTGTGAACATAATGTCACCTTGGTAGACTCCTTTTTTAATACCAAGTTTCTTAAATTCTTGAAATGCTACTACAAGTTTCTTTGCTAAGTCACCTTTCGTATCGGCTCTAACATCTTTAACGCTCTTATATACCTTAGGATTCTTATTGAATATTCCTTTCTTTGCAACAAAAAACTTACCATCGCTAGGATCGATACCAGCAAATACCGCTGGTGCACCATCCCATTTAACTGTAACGGCTTTGCTATCACTTGAATTACCAGCCAACATATCTCTTAAATCTCTTAATGCGAAAATTGCTGATCTTGCTCCGTCTACTCCACCATCAATTACCATATCCTCGATATGGGTCATGTGAGTATTCTTTGCTTCTGCTATGTGTGTCTTTAAATTCATATTATTTAAAACCAAACAATTGTAACCCAGTTGTATCTACACTCTCAGGTTGATATTCAAAATAAGACATTAATGCTGTATATCCTTTCTTAGCTAGTTGTTGCATTTTTTTCATTACCTTCCTAAACAATTTAGATAACCAACCTTTTAGTTTTGCAAATAATTTTGCTTCAGTTAAATATTCTTCTGTTAATAACTCTTGATTAAATTTTTCTTGTTCTTTTATTAATAATCCAGAAAATGTTTCTTTATCTACACTATCATTAGTCAATCTAAACGAACCTACTGTTGATGCAGTACCTTTAGCTGATACTTTAGAACCTGTTGGTGTTTTAGGTGATATTCTTACTTTAACTTTTGAAGCTAATGTTTCAATATATGGAGCTGGTTTATTTGGACCTAATGATAATTGCACTATAGTATTATCTTTACCAGTTGCAGGATCAAATACTACCATCCAATTTGAATTAGCATATTTATCTGGAGCAAATTTAAATTCTCCTGTGGCTGCTTCATAAACAAAGAACTTTCTAAACTCTAAATTATCTTCAAAAAAATCATTAAATATTGGATTAAGAGCTTTCATTGCAGCTTTCCAATCAATGATTTCAGCCTTTTTAGCTTCGTATTCTTTTTTATTAAACTTAATATCTAACGTACGTTTACTACTACCAACTCTGGCTCTGACACCTTTAGGTGTGCTCTTATCTTTAATTGATTTAATAATAGTATTAACATTGCCAGGTACTGTAATTTTTTTTAATACTGGTTCTAGATCAGACATTAATTTATTTATTTCTTTAGGTGCCTTATTTCCCATACTAGCAATTGCAGCATTAAATGTAGATAATGTTTCTTCTTTATATCCTGACATTACTTGAGATCCACCAGCCTGTTTAAGAGATATGTTAATACCAGAAGTTGAATATAAATCTGTTTTAGGTGTACCATTACTACCTAACCAATCAGGATTAAGTTTACCTACACCTGACCCAAAATGAATCATTGATTTAGCTGGAGCATTTGTTTCAGATTTAATATCTTTTGCAATGTTTAATGCAATTGCTTCTCCTGCATCATACGTTTCTTTTTTCAGTCCGTGAGTGTCTGGAGCATTATCCCAACCACCATTAAATGCAACCACAATAACTGCTTCCATATCGGTAGCACTTACACCATTAATGCTTTTTTCTGAGATATATTCTTCTACATAACCTTCATCTTCTTCAGGATCTCTTGACTTCTCTTCGTTTTTCTTATTGTATATAGACCAAGCAAGAGCAAAAGCTTTGTCGTCATCCATACCATCAGCTTTAAATCCCTTTACGAGTTGTTTCATGCCAGGAGGAGCTTTTTCTTCTAATTGTTTTGTTTTAAATGAAAGCATTAATTATCTACCTTTGCACCAGCTCTCCATTGGTAACATGACCAATATCCTGCTTTAGTTTTATCTTTTTTATCTGCACAATTATGACGAGCTCTAAAAGCTTTACGTCTTGCAGGGTCATCTCTTTTAATCTCTGAATTAGGATCGCCAAAGTTTACCTTTATAACATTACCTTTATCGTTCTTTACATATACATGAAACTTTCCTGGAGAACCTTTAGGTGAACGCTTAGGATCATTCAGTGTTTTGCCTTCATACTTTTCAACTACTAATTCTTTGTACATTTCTTCGCATGCACAATCGATTGCTTCTATTTGTTTTAATGTTTTCATATTAGTTATTCCTTAACCATGTTTTGGCTGCTTTGTTTTTTGGTAATTTTTTAGACCAGTTCTTAATTACATTTTCTACTTTGCGAATTAACATTGGAGTTTTTTCCCTTACTGAGTTATCTATCTCAAAAAACATTTTACCAAATGATTTCTTTAATGGCTTTAAACTCCTCTCTAATTCATTGTATTTGGCAGTTACAAGTTCTGGTCCAATAGATCTTCCGCCTACTGCGCCGCGTTGCTTATCAGATTCAATAGAGCCTTCTAAACCAAGTTTGACATATATCATAGCTGTCTCATAACCAAGTGCTTCTAGTGTTTGCTTTTGTGTTAATACTTTAGAAGAATTTGCGCCTGTACCATCAATAAGTAGACCTAATCTACCTACCATGGCGTGACCTTGTTTGGCTTTAGTATGTCTCTTTGCTACTGTTCGAACGACATTACGTTCATATTCCTGTTTAGGATTAAGGATAACTGCACCATTATCATCAGTCAAACCTGCTTGTTTCATATAACGAGTAAACTCTATGTCAGAGTTAATTTCTTTATATCCCAATTGGGCTGGTAGTGCCATAGATTCGGCGACAAAGGATTTACCTGCGCCTGGTGCACCTGCCATAAAAACTGCTTTGAATATTGAAGGATCATGTCTTCCTTCTGATAGATAACCTTTGAGTGACTGCATGTGACCTTTATAATTTAGATATAAAGGTATTTATAATAATTACAAATTCTTTATAATTTTATTTAAATTCTTAATTTTGCTGTACTTCTTAAGCTTTTTTAGCTTTGGTTCTACATTTTCTGTGATATTTTCTATTGAAACATAACCATAATAATCAAGTATGAGTATCATAGCCATTACATCACCGAGTTCTTTTTCTAATTCAGCTATATTATCTTCATCATATGGGCCAAATCTAATTAATTTTGAGNNAGCTTGTATNACTTCTGCNNANTCTTCTGANANAATNGTCAGCGTTTCTTTTACGTTCATTACTTTTTACCGAGTACATAGTCCTGCTTTTCCATCGCATCATCTAATATACTTTTGAGAATATCGCCTGCCGCTTCATTAAACTCTGTCTCACCATGTGGATCATCAAATGGATAATCCACAATTTCATAATCAAAGTTTATAGACTTTGTTGTCTCATTTAATTTAATTTCCATGTAGCGATATATAACATCATGGAACTTGCCACCTTCTAATCGTACATACCAATGTTCATTATCTAAATCATTTTTATCTACGAATGTCCATTTTTTAAATGGAACTTCTCTTTCTTTAACGGTCATTACGAATAAAGTCTAGTTCGTATGGCTGACCTTGTACTGTAAAATAAATTGTTGAGTGTGAATACTCTCTTTTAGCAGTTTTAGTCTTACGTTGTTCAGTTTGACATACGATTTGTGTTGTACCATTGCCTTTATTCTCTTCGTGTTTAGCGCCAATCATGCCACCAATCACAGCTCCTGGTAATCTACCACCATTATCATCTATTGCATCACCTGCAACTGCACCAAGTATTGCACCCCAAAGAGCGCCTACAGCCACATCACCAGCCATAGATGTTTGTTCACCACATACTTCAACGTAGTATGGTTCAATAACTACAACATCATGATAATGATCTTTGACTACACCTGATCTGATATTCTGTGCAGCTAACACTTGCATAGAAGCAACTACTAAAACACCAATAACAAAACCTTTTACTTTATATTTCCACATATACTACTCCTTCATTTAAAGTTATATTATAACATAGTTTTAGCGCTTTGTACATGCTATTTCTCATGTTCTCCTTCAATTTTATATGGAACTTTTTCATCAGGCGGATTTCTCCATTCATGCTTATATTTCTTTATTGTAGCTTGTGCCTTAGGATCTTTTCTAGTGCCACGTGTTGTAGTCGGACTAGGATATCCTTTATCGTGTGCTGTTACAGCATATGAATCTCCATATCCACCNGGAGTTGGTATGTTTTGTTTCTTATCTAAGTTAGCATATATACCAACNTTTGAATTCCTTTCCCAACATTCTATAATATCATCACGAATATATTCTAATGGCGTACCAGTAGGATATTCATGTGACCAATTGTAGGCCATCTTCATAGCATTGTCACGGATAGTTTGAATCCTACGTTTCTCATAGTATTCCTGTCTTCTAAATTCTATTCTATCCATAAACTTCTTTGAATAGCCTTGATTAAATAAAGCTTTAAGCATTTTGTTTTACCCTCTTCGAATTAGGATGTCTTTTTGCTGTATGAGTACTATGACTCATATCCTTGACAAACCTTGGTTGACCTTTTACCCTTTTTTTGGCAGTAGGTATCATTGATTTTCCCATTTATTTCTCCACATCTATTATGTAATCGACCTCAGCTTCTTTAAATAAAGCTTTGGCATCCTTTATTGAGTCATCCCATTTTTNATTATAGTCAGCTGGACGAGTTGCAATAACCTTGTCTATGCCNACTTGAATAATACCTTTAGCACATTCATTACAAACGGGCAAACCGTAAACATATAATGTCGATCCTTTTAAAGAAACTCCATTAAGTCCAGCATTATATATAGCATTCATCTCAGCATGTACGACTAAATTATACTTTCTTTCGCGATCTTTTAATCTAGCTGCGGTATCTTTAATACCTCTTGGAAAGCCATTATAACCTTGTGATAATACTTCACCATTGTTTCCAATCACTACAGCACCAACTTTAGTGCTCGGGTCCTTGGACCATGTAGATATTTCTTTTGCTAAATGGATATATCTATCTCCCCATCCTTTGCCATGCATTCTACTCAATTGTAAATCCCTCCCCTATTGTNTCATATCTAGGTGCAACTTTAGCAGGCTCATCTCTAACGTTTAGAGTTTGAGCTGTATCCTCTACATCATATAATCTCATCTTCGCTCTATCAATGCCAAGTACAAACTTTTTATTTGCACCTGTAGGATCATTATACCTATTCTTTAATTGTTTTACCATGATTTGATTCATAGCTTCAAGCTCTTCTGTAGATATAAGTGCAAACATTAAATCAGCTGTAGCTGGTAAACCAAATGATTCACTTGTATCTTCTAGTCCNACATCCGAAGATGCAAAACCTGAACGTGTAGTTTGTGTAGCTGTGACAATAGGTAAGTTATACTCTACTGCNAAGCCACGCAATTCTTCTGCAATTGCTTTGACCATAATATATGAGTTGATTGCTCCACCCATAGATTTCATTCTTGATGATGCACATATATTTAGATAGTCTATACAAATAAGATCAGGAGTGAAGTCACGTTTGATCTGTAATTCTTTTAGCAATGCTCTAAAGTGTATAGAACTTGCAGCTCCTGTAGGATATTCTTTAACAATAAGTTTACCAACACCTTTGTCAGTAAGCTTATGCATCTTCTTATCAAACATATCCTTACTTAGATTCTCTAACTGGTCAATAGGCACATTCATAAGGTTAGCGTCAATACGTTCAGCTATTCTTTCTTCTGCCATTTCCATGGTTATATATAACACATTTTTCATTTGTGTTAGGGCACCAGCTGCAACATGACACATGAATAAAGACTTACCTACACCTGTGCCAGCTAAGGCAACATTAAGAGACTTCTTAACGAGACCACCTTTGGTGATTGTATTAAACTTTTCTAAGTCAAATGGTAGGTGTTCTTCTTGTCTGTGATAGAAATCATAACGACCATCAGAGTCATCAACATAATCATGACCAACCCTCATATCAAAGTTTACACCTAAGGCTTCGCTTAATACAGATGGTAATGCATTCTTATCTAATGTCTCATGCTTACCTTCAATAATATTAATAGAATCCATGATTGCCAAATAGATTGCTCTATCTTGACACCACTTCTCTGTCTTCTCAACTAACCACTCTTGTGTTTGCTCTGTATCTTGTTTACTTAATTCAGGTATAAGAGCAAGAGAATCTGATGTGATCTTAGGATTATTCTTTAACTCAATGGTTAAAGCATCAGCACTTGGTAGCTTATTAAACTTATTGACAAACCCAACAATCTCATTAAATACTGATCTGTGTGGGTCTTCAAAGTATATAGTTTTCAAATGAGGAATCACCGTTCTGGTGTAATCCTCATTCAACATTAGGTTACGTAATATTAATGTTTCTATCTGCATTAAACGTCCATATCTTCAGGGTTATCTTGCTTAATCATATCAGCATGACCTACTTCATATCGCTTCTTAAGAAAATCTTTGAAGTCTGTGCTAGCAAATATTGGTCTCCAGAATTCTTCTTTTAATGTTTCGCTTAATCGAACCTTTTTATCTTCTACTTCACCAGTAGATTGATCGACTTTAGAGTACCAACCATTTTGAGGTTTAACAACATAATTGCCTTCCATTGCTACATCTAATAAACCTGAATATGATTCAATACCACCTTCCCATGTAACTGAGATAGGAATCTTAGACTTNTCACGNACAAACCTTGANTTTTCTACATTNATGACAAAGTTATATCCTGTAATTTCAGTTCCCTTCTTCTCTTGCTGACGGCCGATGATCCAGATATTATCTGAGGAGTAGTAAATACCTGTACCACCGGACACGACTGCTTTAGGGAATAAGCCGATTTCTTGATATGTGTGGTTGACTGCTAACAATGGAATGTCTCTCATTGTTAGGTAGGGTGTCGTCATCCTAAATAAACCTTTGAGGGCTTTCGCTCTCGACATATCTGCTACTGACTTTTCATTCATAGCATCTTCTAGTTCTTTCTTAGAAGCTAGATTTCCAACAGAGTCAATCATAATAATGACTTTGTCGGTGCGTTCAATATTCTCGAGCTGGGAGATTAGATCGAATTTCAGCTCTTCTACATTAGTAATGGGACTATGTAGTACACGTGAAGTGTCAATACCGAACGACTTAAAATATTGTTGCGGGCTACCAAACTCTGAATCATAAAACAACAGGACAGCGTCTTCATACTTATCTAAGTATGCTGCTGCCATGAGCAAGCCAAACGAAGTCTTAAAGTGCTTCGATGGTCCTGCTAAGACTGTTAAACCAGAACTCAGACCTCCGTCTGGATCACCTGATAACGCAACGTTAATCATAGGAACAGGTGTAGTCACCATATCCTTATTACTAAATAATTTACTCTTATCTAGTTGTGAGGACTCTTTAATCCTCGAATTCTTTTGGAGCTTATCCATTATGCCCATATTTTTTCTCCTCGTATAGTTAATTTAATAGGTATATTATATCATAAAATCTGTTAAAAGTACATGCTCTTCACCGAAGTCTTTTCGTCTATAAACTTCTGGAGATATATGTACTGAGCTCGTGCTTTCCATCTTTGTCTTTGCAAATTGTTCTGGATCCATGCATTTCCATTCTTCTGGCCACATAATTTTATTCATGCTTATCATATCCATAGTCTCTTCAATTCTTTCTAGCATCATTACTCTTTCATATCGTGTACCCCAAAATGGTTGATTTTTATAATAACCAGTTTTTGGTAATCTTCTACCTTCAAACTCAATTGGCCATGGAACAGAATANTCAACTGGAATTGGCAATGAATCACCAAATCTTTTTAGATCTATCCACATATCTCTTGGATCTATATTCAATCTACATAGATGATGTCTTACATCTATATTGCCAAAGACTAATGTGATACCTTGTAAGTTGCTACATTTGGCCATATGATCTTTGACATATTGAAAGTTAGAACGTATTTGCCCATTCAATGTAAGGCCATCAGTCTTAATAACCATACTATCGTGTGGAGCAAATGCTGCTGTATGAGAATCACCAATCGTTAACCAATTTGTGTTAAGATCAGTGGATAGTAATGTTTGTGCAGTATCGCATTTAGCTTGAACACGTGCACACCATTCTTTATCCTCTACATCTTTTCTCTTGGCTAGCATATCACCATATCTTGGCATAGGCATATCAAGTGAATAGACTTTGTTAGCTAATAGAAAATTATCTATACGTTGCTTTAATTCAGGTGTAAATCCACCAAATAAATTTAAACTACCACCAAAGTTTACGCCATGGTCTAGATATAATGTCTCGACTGGATGACCATCATGGTTAATTGTTGTCATAAGATTCTCTGCCCATGTTCGAGCCCAACCATATCCATGACTATTCTTTTTGCGTGGTATTTTATTAAATGTTCCTGTTATCATAAGTTCTTATCCCAATCTCTATAGCTTTCAGTTTCATATATTGTTTCATTTTGTAATTCTGGTTCTTTACCTACATTCCAAAATAATATATCTTTACCAGAATTTTTTGGAATATATTTCCANACTTTNCCATCGTAAGTATCTATGTTTGGAAATGGTGGTAAGTTNTCTTTNCTCTCNTGNGCNNTNAATGCACGTGGNTCNGATATAACCTTTGCTCTACCTAATTCACCTGCTTTCATATTTCTACTTACAGCAACTGAAACAAACTCTGCATTTGGCCAAGCAATCTGTAATGAACGTGTTAATACACCTGTTGAGGTAGCAACATAAACTACATCAGGTTCTTTTATTTGTGATGCAACTTTAACCATTCCTGCTGTAACCATTCTATGTTTTAATCCTAATGGTACAAAGAATGCATTTTCTTTTTTATCAGCCCATTCCTTTGCTATCTTATTTAGATTAGGCATGGCTGCAATACGATGGAAGGATGCTTCTGCTCCTTGTTCTATGCAACATGCTTGATGATGTGAAATCTTTTTAGATGATGGCATAAATAATCTTACTGCTTTATTATGTCTCTTTGCTACATCTAATATACTTACACCAGCTAANCCAGTCCTTGGTTGAACATAAACTATTGTGTCAATATGCTTTGGAAGAGAACTAATAAGACAATCTCCACCACGAACTTTAGATCCAACTAAGTCATCATCTCTTACAACTCGAATACCTTCATGCTCAACAATACGTGGAGCTGGATTAGGATCAGTCCAGAACTGTGCAAGATCTAAGTAATATTCTTTTGCTTCTTCAGGTTGCATCATACCGACATCGATATTGAAACCATCTTCTACGTGATTATTATGTGGCATTATATTGGTAGTGTATTAGTATCTGGTGGTGTACCTTGTCTTTGCTTCCAACCAGATACCCATCCGCTGTTATTAGTTATAGTACTAGGAATATGGTCAAATGTACCATTACC